CCCCGAGGCGAGCTACAGCTTGGTTGACCTCGTTAACGCGGGCTAGCAATGCTGCTTCGGCGGCGCGGTACTCCTTTGTGGTCGCGCGGAGGTCCTTCATAACTTCGCGTCCCTCGCGGATGCGGTTTTCAAGTTCGGCGCTGGTGGACAGCACCACGGGCTGTTTCCCCACGGTTTCCCCCCTTGGGGTCGGTCTGGTCGTGGAGCCGATGGGAATCGAACCCAAACGCCGTGCCGGTTCAAGGTCGGCTGGCGCCCACCTTCGGCGGCCCCCCTTTGTCGTGCCCTGGCCCGTTCTGGCGCCCGGTTGTAGGAGCCTTCGCCGCCCTCCTGCGAGCTGCCGGGCCAGGGCCCCATCCTTCCTGTACCGATCATACCGCGCGGAGGGCTCGTGCCTGGCACTCCGCGGCGCAACATGGTGCGCAAGTCACCCATTCGTGCGATCCCGCAGGACCAGGCGAAGCGCAAGGTCATTGACCTCATCGCGGGGGGCGCCAAAGTTGCCGACGCCATGCGGGCTGTGGGACGCACGTCCCACACCTGGAAAGACTGGAAGAACGACGATCCCGAGTTCCGCGCCGAGGTCGAATACCTGCGTGCCCTGGCGGAACGTGCCGCCCAAGAGAAAGGCGGCGACGCCGGCTCGCCGGTCCCCGACTTCCCCGAGTTCTGCGCGGAATACCTGCATCAGCCGCTCTATGAGCATCAGCTCCGCATGTGGGATGTGCTCCGGGGCAAGGAGCCCCGGAACCTTCACCCGTCGATGGTCTACCGGAAGGGCCGTCCGGCGCGGCTGCTGGTCAATTTCCCACCCGATCATGCCAAGACAACAACGTGGACGATCAACTACGTTGTTTGGCTGATCCACCGTAATCCCGATGTGCGTGTCGTCATCGTCTCCAAGACGCTGGCGATGGCCAAAAAGATGCTCGGGGCTATCAAGTTCCGGCTGACCGACCCGTCCTTCCGGGAAATGCACCTGCGGTTCGCCCCTGAGGGCGGCTGGAAGGACCCGGACCAGTCGTGGACGACGACTGAGATTTACGTCAAGGGCCGTGGCTCTGGCGAGAAGGACCCCACGGTTCAGGCCCTCGGTATTGGCGGGCACCTCCAGGGCGCCCGGTCCGATGTCATTATCCTGGACGACGTCGTGGACCGCGCCAACGCAGCCCTGTGGGAAGACCAGGCTGATTGGCTGGCGCAGATCGTCACGTCCCGGCTGCCGGACGACGACGAAGACATTCCGATGGCCCCGGATTCGCCGGGTAAGCTGCTGATTTTTGGCACGCGTAACGCGCCCGTGGAGCTGTACCAGAAGCTCCGCGACGAGTTCATGGATTACGACGGTAATCCGATCTATACGTATTTCGCGCAGCCGGCCGTACTCGAATACGCGGAAGACCCCGTCGACTGGGTGACGCTGTGGCCGTCGATCCGCGACCGCCACGGCAACGTGAAGCGCAAGTGGGACGGCCGGGCCCTGGCGAAGCGCCGGGGCGATGTTCGTTCCGAGGCGCTGTGGGCGCTGACCTTCCAGCAGGCCGACGTCGCGGAAAATGCCACGTTCCCCGCAGGGGCGGTTCATTGCGCCGTGAACGGCGCGCGGCTGACCGGCCGGATGCCCGAGGAGGGTCCCGGCGCCAGCCGGGGCGAGAGGGGCATGAGGGGCCTGCACGTCGTGGCCGGGCTTGACCCGGCCACAGTGGGGCACACGGCGATGGTCGTGTACGGCGTGGACCGCGAGACGAAGAAGCGCTACGTGCTCGACGCCGTCAACAGGGCGTCGATGTCACCGGCTGAGCTGCGTACGCACGTGAAGCGGCTGACGAAGCTTTATGGCATCCGTGAGTGGCGAGTTGAGATGAACGCCTATCAGAAGGCGATCATTCAGGATGACGAGCTGCGTTTCTGGCTGGCGAACGCCGGGTGCCTGCTCAGGGGCCACTACACCACGGCCAAGAACAAGTTCGACGCCGATTTCGGCGTCCAGGGCTTGGCCCCGCTGTTCTTGAGCTGCGGCACCGTAGGTGAAGGGGACCGATGGCGGAAGGCCGAGGGCGGTGGCCTGATTGAGCTGCCGAACGCGAAGCTCAATCCCGCCATCGCCGAAATGCTCACGCAGTTCATCACCTGGATACCCGAGGCGAAGAACCAGAAAACCGACCTGGTGATGGCCATGTGGTTCGCGGAGATCGCGGCCCGCGAATATCTGGGGATAGATGCCCGCAAGGAACACTGGCGCACCTCGCCGTTCACGGCGAGGCACGACCTTTCCACCCGCCGGGTCGTCAATCTGAACGAGCTGGCGGAGTCTCTTCGTTCGGACTGGTAGGCGGCCCGGTGTAGTAAATAGACCCATCATTGTGAATTGTGACGACGCCGACCGGACAGCCGTGAATATCGCTGAGCGCCGGGATCGCGGAAGCGCCCGGTCCATCGACGTGGATCGTGTGCAGGATCTGACTATGATCCTCGGCGTTCACGAACACCATCGTGAACGGGAATATGCTTCCGGGGAAGTCGAAGAACTCGACTGGCGGGTTCATCGGCGCGGACGGTACGGATTGTCGAGGCTGCTCACCGATACGTCGTCGCCCGTTTGTGCATGAATTGCTGTAAAGATAGCCCCGCATCTGAAGCACATTAAGGTTATGTCGGGCACCTCTTGCATCCTGGGGCCGACGTAAATCGGCTCCGCGCAAGTTTCGCACGGCTGGATGGTTGAGCCGGGGTAGATCGTCGGCTCGGGGAACCCCTCGCTGAAAAGATGGGCGTAGGGCGCCCAGTTTACCGGTCGGCAGGCACCGATTGTGACGTCGGTCTTGACTCGCTCTTCCATAGCACGTCATCTTAGGAGTTCCGTTGGCCGCTGTCGATAAGGCCGTGGCCGACAAGGTTGCGGCGATGACCGCCGCGTCCGCCGACCGGGACGATCGCATGCGCGCCATCCGGCTGGTCCGGGCCGGCGACGCGGACGACCTCGTGCCGGGCCTGTTCGCGGATATGTGGCCAAAACCGGTCGTGGCCAACTTCATCGACGTTGCGGCCCGCGATCTGGCGTCGGTCCTTGCGCCCCTCCCGTCGCTGTCGTGCGCCAGCGGCAGAATGGAGAGGGACAGCGACCGCCGCCGGGCCGAGGAAAAGAACAAGATCGGCTACGACTACTGGCGGCAGTCGCGGCTCGCCACGCAGATGTTCCAGGGTGCCGACAGGTATAACTCGTACGGTTTCCTGGTCTTCTATTGCGAGGTCGACTTTGACCGGCAGATCCCCATCATCCAGGTCGAGGACCCCTGGGGCTGCTACTACGAGAATGACCGCTGGGGTTTCACCCGCGTCCTGGCACGCACTTTCGAGCTGACGTGTTCTGAGGCATGTACCATGTGGCCCGAATACGAGCACACCTTCCGGCGCGGCAAGTCGGGCACCCCGGTTAGTGACGGCACGAAAATCAAGTTCGTCCGCTACGACGACGACGACCGGACCCTGCTGTACTGCCCGGACCGGTCGGATCTCCTGCTGAACTCCTACGCCAACCCGATCAAACGCTGCAAAGCGCACGTAGTGGAGCGGCCGAAATTGGACGGGGAAACCCGGGGCCAGTTTGATAATGCCATTTGGGTCCAGCTCGCGGCGCACCGGCTCGCCACCCTCGGGCTTGACGCCGCGTACCGGGCGGTGATGGCGCCACTGGCGCTGCCCACCGACGCTCAGGAACTCCCGATCGGGCCGGATGCGGTGATCCGCACCGACAACCCGGACGGCGTCCGCAGGGTGCCGCTGGAGGTGCCGCAGTCCGCGTTCGCCTGGCAGCAGCAGCTTGACTCCCAGCTCCGGGTAGCCTCCGGCTACCCGGAGGCCCGGCTGGGCAGCACCGGCGCCTCGGTCGTCACGGGCCGGGGCGTCGAGGCCCTCATGGGCGGGTTCGATTCGCAGATCAAGACGTTCCAAGAGCTGGCCAGGTTCGGCCTGTCTACAATCACGTCGATCTGTTTCGAGATGGACCAGGCGCTCTTCGGCGGTATTAAGCGCGTCGTGAACGGCGTGATGCACGGCGAGTCCTACCAGATCACGGTGACGCCAAGAGACGACATTGGCGGGAACTACGCCTGCGATTGCACGTACGGATTCGCGGCCGGCCTCTCGCCCAATCAGGCCGCAGTTCTCCTCTTGCAGTTCCGTGGAGATGGCCTGATCAGCCGCAATACGGTGCGGGAGCAGCTCCCGTTCGATATCGACGTCGACGCCGAACAGAGGGAATTGGACGTCCAGGAAGCCGAGGATGCCCTCAAGCAGGGTTTGTTCGCTTTCGCGCAGGCTCTCGGGCCGATGGCGCAGGCTGGCATGGACCCGCAGGTCCCCATCCGGGCGCTCGCGCAGGTGATCACTGCCCGCGAGAAGGGGACACCTTTGGCGGAGGCCGTGGCGGCAGCGTTCACTCCGCCGGAGGCGCCCCCTGAAGGTGGACCGGCGCCCGGGGCGGCGCCTGCCGGCGGAGCTTCCGGGGGTCTCCCGGGCGTTCAGGATAGCGGACTCCTCCAGGGTGTGGCGGAAGGCCAGGCCGGGCAGGCGCCCGGCGGGCTGCCGACCGTGCAGGACATCGTCGCCGGCATTCGCGGGAACGGTGCGCCGAACCTGACGGCCAGCGTCAGGCGCAGGCAGCCGGCCTAGGGCGGGGCGGCCCCCGGTGCCGCGCTCCCCCACGGGTGGGTGTGAGTGCGCTTGTCCCGGCCCACGGGGACCGCCCCTTATTCCGCCGCTTATCGCTTCCTGGGGAAGAAGCGATGCTATTGGGGCGGCGGATGTTCTGAACGTTAGCAGGACCGAGGGGGTTCAGTGGAGATCGAGCTACGGTCTGGCTCGGATTTCATCCGAGTGAGTGATGCCAGCGCGGAGCTGGGCGAAGCCAGCCTTGACGATCTGCTGGACACGATGATCGGTGCGCTGGGCCGCATGAGCGGTGTAAGCGATGAAGCTCCTGTGCCTGTGACGCAGGGGGAGTTCGGGTTCGGCCTACCGTCGCCGGGCCCTGGCGAGGAGTAGCGCCATGGCCATGGCCGAAGACAACAGGAAAACAAACGCCAGCGTTATCCAGAGGTTGGCGTTGGTTAGGTCCGCGAATACCTGAGTGAGTGCAAACGCGGTTAGCCAGATGTGACCGTTTTCCTCTGCGGTTAGCAAGGGCGAGGCTCCTCCCCTTCCAGTTTCCACGCCGATGTGTACGCCGAGATCAGTTCGACCGCCGTGTCGACGTGTAGCGCATTCGGTAGCTTACCTGGCGCCTCGTCGTTCTCGCTCCACCATTTAAGCCACTGGGCTAGGAGCTGTAGCCGGCGGTTGTCCTGCACCAGGCCCCACCGGATGACTTTATCTATCTGGCTGTCCAGCCTCACTGGTCCCCCTTGCGGTGGTAGATAGTTATCCAGTCGTGCAGGCCCCACCACTGGACCATCGGGCACGCGCCGCCTTTCGGCGTGTCCCATTCCTTTTCGAGCATGTTGTGGAACTCTTCGTCGCCGGTGCAGCCGCTGGAGCCTTCTCCGATGTAGATCACCGTGTTGCCCTGGTAGGCGCGGAGCGCGTCGGCGGCCATCGGTTCGTCGTAGGGTGGCCAGCACAGGAATAGCGCCCGGTCG